TTTACTTGAAATTCATTATCATCTATTCTACTGAGACTGAAATCTCCTCCGCCTATTTTGCAGATATTTTGCATTGCAGTCAAAAGTAATTCATGCGCACAGTAGAAATTCCGCGTAAGACCGCCAGCACCGTCTGCTTCAACAGAAATTATGTTTGCAGGATATGATGTACCATCGCGGAATCGACCATTTGCAACAGTTGCATCGCTTGTAATATTATATTGAACTAGGCTTTTCAAAATTGTCTCAGATTTTTGTCCAATAAATTTTGTTTTGTTGCTTGTTTCTGCATAATATGCAATGACTCTTCTTGTCAGAAATAGTTCATATCCATAACATATTATTTCTGTTTTACCTGCTAATTGTTTTTCATTCTGTATTGTTGTGACAAGTCCGCCAAAAAATCTCGTCCAACTTCGTCCAGAATATCTATAATATAATTCGACCCGATAATCTTCCGCCAAATAAGCCAGCACTTTGTGATTTTCTGGCAAGATAAATGTTAGCGTTCCGAAACTATTTACACTTATTACTGAAGATAAATCATCCACAAAATCGGACACTTCATCTTTTTTGATTCCATTTCTATCCCATATGTCCAGTCTAAAGTTCATTATACCATCCGCATAATAAATTTTAGGATCTTGTATGGTGGCATATGATTTGCATTATTTGTATTTCCTATTGAATGACGATGTGTAGATACTGCGTCTGGTGTCATAGACACTGTGCCGTGATTATGACCATCAGCGCTGTTTCGCAGTGTGCCACTTGAATACCCATAAACTTTAGTTTCACTAGCGCTTCCAGTTGTAACAGTTAATCCTGTATGTCCATGGTTTCCAGCATATCCTGTATAACCATTAGAATGATTATGTTCTTCACTTCCGCCCGAACTCAATAAATCGATATCGCTATTTGCACATTTTGCAAACTTACTAATAAGATTGGGCGTTCCATTCGTTCCGTCGCAAAGTTGCCAGCCATCTGGAAGTGAAACTCCATCCCATAAAATTATTGAGCCTATTGGTAAGTCCATTATTCTATCCTCATTATATAATGCAATATGACGTGTGGAGGAGCGATATCTCGTTCATCTGTATTTCCTCCAACTGTATGTGCATGAGCAGCTGCATATCCAGTGTAACCGCTGCCACCACTATGTCCATGACCTGCGGATGCAACACTTACACCATATTGAGTACCACCTACATTTGATTCTGTTCCAGACGCACTCCCTAAACTAATACTCATTGGATGACGATGATACCCGTCACTTCCAGTGTTAGCTGGACGAGTATGTGAATGAACAGCGCTCGCTCCGCCAGATTCTACTTCGCCATCATTTTTTGCTCCGCCAGATCCTACTTCGCCATCATTTGACGCACCCATAATAAACATTCCTCGAAGATCTGGAGTTCCATTTGCACCATTACAAACTGCCCATCCTTCTGGAATACTTCCTTGACTGTTTTTCCACATTATTATCGAACCGATTGGAAGAAGAACCATTATCCCACCGCCTTGATATAATAATACTTTTTATTTGCCGGCATATTACTGTTGCTTCCAGTATTTCCAATCGTATGACGATGCGCACCGTCTAAAGTTACAGAACCATTCACGCTGTGACTGTGTCCAGGCGACGCTGTACTTCCAGAACCATATCCAGTGTCGACTGTTCCTGCACCGCCTTCACTTCCTGTTGGAACTGTGTGTGTATGCCCAGAATTCCAGCTTATAGCATCAGCTGGAAAACTATGCACATGCGACGCATTTCCACGTGCTGTCAAATCAACAGCATTTCCACCATATGGAAAAAATCCATTTAGTTCTGTATAAATTTCGAATCCATCTGGAACTTCTGTCGAAAGACCATACCACAGAATAATTGATCCCTCTGGTACACTGAATCCTTTTACTCTTTTGCGGTTAACCATCAATAATTTCATTGTCTGATTACCAGTCCTATGTCTAGTCCTTTTGCGCCCGTTCCTGCTACGTCGACATCAATTCTTATAACATCTCTTGTTTGAAGATCATCATTGCTAGTATTTATAATTGCGGTTGCAGTAGCATCTGTAGATGAATACTCTCCTTGATCCACAGTAAGTTTAGTAGATAAAACATCCACAAAAGTTGGGGCAGAAGTTGGAGATGCTCTTCGACCACGTGCAATTTGAAAAGTAGGAATTCCAGAAGATGAAGGCGTGTAAATAAAAGCTTCTACATCAACAATTACTCCACCGTTGAATTCCTCTGGAACCGTCCAATATCTTGCACCGTCAAGAACTTCTACGTCTTCATCATAATCGAGTACTGAAATATAAACGTAAGTGTCTTCGACAGCCACTGGAAGTCCGCGTTCATCAGTGAGTGTCACTGTTCCAGACGTATTTACTAACGCTTGATACAGCGGAATATCGTACGTGCTTCCGCTATTCTCAGTCAACGCGGGTGCTGACGGTGATCCCGCATCAATTCCTGCAATTCTATGCACTCTAACAGTATACGCAGACCAATCACATCTAAGAACAATGCGATCAATTCTTGTGTTTCCTGCACCAATTGCAGATGGAATATTCACACTTACTGGGGCATCATTACGATAAACTTTTCCATCAACGACTGCACCGCCAGTATCTATTTCTGCTGTATTTGCACCCGTAACACTTCCTTCTAATTTATTCAAGTAGGTTGACATCACAGCATTATTTCCAGATCCTCCACTAAGTACTTCCATAACATCTGCCCAATGTGCTTGTGTGTATCCGCCTACTTGATCACCGGCTGGCGTACTTCCTTCTGTTGTCCAAATAGCTGAAAATTCTGCCATAACTGCCTTCCTTTATATACCTACATAACGATTATAATATAATACTTCAACCTTAGTTAGTGTGTCAACGTCTGTTCCTGTGACTGTAAAAGTATTGATATTTCCTGAGACTTCTGGATTTGCTTTTATTGAAAATAACGTCAAATCAGAGTCAGATGTTAATTCGTGAACTTTAGAATCTCCATTTGAATCAACCACAGTTTTATATCCATATCGTAAATCAATTTCATAATAATCTCCTGGAGATATTATTACGCCATCAAAGAATAACTGCAAACCCAATTGTTCGTGCACAATCTTTGGATCAGTGATCGCGCCGTATATTCTTATAATTGGAAATGATTCAAAATTTCCTGCGTAAATAATTGCTTTTGTAATATTTAGTTTACTTGCTCCAACTGTCATAGGAATGATAGATGGAACAACGCCAATGTCCGAACCACTGCCAAGATTGAACGTAATAGCCACCGCTGTTGGATCGTACCAAGTAGGATTACCGCACCGGATTGCAACCGCTGCTTTTTGATATAACGGATTATTATCTGATAAATCAAATTCAAGACCACTTACAACATGCCCAGATATTTCTCGAGTTATAGATCCAACAGATAATTTCACTATTCCAGCTGTGTTTGATGGTACAAACATATTTATAAGATTACTACGTTTAGTGTAAAATTCTTCCGGAGTTTTTCCTTTTATTGCCAGCACAAGAATAAGAGTTCTTGCATCTAGTCTAAATCCGAGATCTGTTACACCATTTTGCATTGGAGATCGTTCTTCTATGCGCGAAATTCCTGGCATTCCAAACCCACTGTGACCTATAAAATAACAGTATGTCTCGTCATCTAAAATATATTCAACTCCACGCAACGTCCAACTAATCATATTATGCTCCAGCTAATGCATTCAACATTCTAACTCTTTCAGTCAAAGTCATTTGATCTTCATATTTATACATCGCAGTAAGATTATATTGAACAGAATTTCCTCCGGTACCTGGTCCAGATCCTCCATTTAGTTTTATCAAACTTTCTGCATCATCAAATTCTAAATTTGCTCTAAGCGACGGAAGATCACGTGCGTTCAATTGTCTCATAGCTCTAGAAATTCCTAAAAGACCGAGTTCAAATGGAGTTGGAGATCCTGGAGTTAATTCTGGAGGCGTTTTGATCTTTTCTAACCATTCTTTTAACTCTTTCAATGCATCCACAACAATATCAATAAGACCTTTCACTCTGTCCAAACCATCACCAAATTTCTCAAATAATTTGCCTATTGTGTCTGTTACAGGAGAAAGTTTATCGCCTAACCATTCTTTGATTGTTTCAATAACTGGTTGAAGTTTATCACGAATAAATTTCTGCACCTTCTCCAACGCTGGGTACAAAACCTGATCCCACAAAATTGATACCGCTTCTACTGCCACATAAAATCCAACTTCGAATAATTCTGCAATTGATTCAAATATCGGAAGCACATGATCTTGTACAAATGCCCATACTTTTTCTAATGCTGGTTGCAATGTTCCAGTCCAAAAGTCTGATACCTTCTGAATTGCCGTTGGAACATTTTCCTGCAACCATGCAACTACTGTTTCAAATATGGGAATAATATTATCTTGAATAAACGCCCATACTATTTCTAATGCTGGTTGTAAAGTATTTGTCCAATAATCAGACACTGCTTGAATTGCAATAGGAATATTTTCTTCGAGCCACATTCTAAGTGTTTCAAATGCAGGTTTCAAAGTATTTTCCCACAAATCTGTAAAAAACGTTGCAATCCCAAGAAAATCATTTTCCCATGCCAATCTGAGTAATGCGGCTGCTGCAACAACTAACAAAAATATACCTATAACTGGAGCTAATGCTGTAATCAACGACCAAACCATTGGAAGAACAACAGTACCCACAGCCACAGCAACCGCTATCAGTACATCTTGCAATTCCACATTTTTAGAAATCCAGTCAGCGACCGGTGCGACCAATTCCTGCACCCCTTCTAAAAAGTTTTGAATACCCGCTACAATTTTCACAATTTCATTTGCGACTTCTGGCGGAAATAGTTGATACACTGCATCAGCGAACGCAACCAAAGGCGTGCGTCCGTTCGATAAATCTGTGACAAAATCTCCCACTACTTCAGCGATTTTTGTAACTACAGGCTCTATTTTCTCCATCGCACTTTCTAATTTAGGAAGAAATTTATCGCTTAGTTTTCCAAATACCGTCATCGCAATTCCAAGTACTGGAAGAAACGCTTGTCCAACAGTATCCTTTGTATTTTGTACTGTTGCTTTGAATTGCGCAAGTTTTGTAGTTACATTATCTGTAATATCCGGCATCGCGTCTGTATTTGCTTTCAACTTTTCTAGCACTACAGACATCATTCCAGCTTGCTGTTGTGCTTTTGATAATTCACTTGCCTCAACTCCGTACATCTCAGCTGCACGCTCTGTTGCAGCCGCCAGATTTACTTGGATTCCAAGATTATCTAGAATCATAGGACTAAGTCTACCAACACCAACTACAAGACTGTCCATCATATAACTCATATCTTGTCCAGTTGCCGCTGATACTTTTCCAAGATATTTCATCGCCCCTGGGAGCTGTTGAGCAAAATCAATTCCAACTAACTGTGCTGCTTTATTGAAAGATGTCATCAAATCGCGGTTGGAAATCATATGCTGACTTCCTTCTTGAAGTGAATCAATCATCTTATCATATCCACCGACAAGACCTTCTGTAAGTCCTTGAAAAGAATTTTGTATACCTTGAATTGGCGCAGTATCAATTGCGACTTTAGTTATTGCCGCCCCGAGTGCTGCAACTGCACCGGTTGCTACACCCATTCCAGAAATTATCCCAGTTCCAGCAAGCTGTAGATTTTTGCTTATTTTATCTAAATTCGAGGTCACTTTTCCGCGTGCAACATCTAAATCTTTATCTAGCATATCAAGCATTGCGCGGATCGGTATAAATGCTTCACCTAATTGGGATTTTTGCATGTACTCTCTCCTTTAGTCTTTTGAACTCACTTCGTCTATCTTCTAATTCTTTTCCAGATAATTTCTTAGATTCTCCTTTATGTAATAATCCATTCAATGGTGGAAGACGCTTAGATCTTGATAGTGCTGCAACATGCCAAGCTAACCATGCTAATTGTTTTTGATCTTGATCAAAATTCCAAGACGATGCTTCAATGACCATTTTTGTTTCTTGCGGTGTCATATCCCAATATTGTTCAATGGATATTCCACATTTCAGTGCTACTGCCAGGACATCATTTGGATCGGTGTCCTGGCTAGTTAATTTGGGTCATCATCCTCTGTTTTTGGAGTCAGCATTTCAACAACCGCTGGAATTACAATACTTACAACAGACGCAAACCCAAGCTCATCAAGCACCGCGTATGCATCATCTAATGTAACTGACCGGCCACCATCTCGTGAATCTCTCCGTGATGCTTCCATACCATTTCGTAATATTACTGCAATATCACGAATTCCTGTATGACCATCGTCTAATCCTCGCGCAATTTCGATGATAGATTTATTCAATGTTGCTTCAATGTCTGCAAGTGACCGATTTGTAAATAACACTCGTATTTCTTTGTCTGCTGCTGTAAATATTACGCTTCCACGAGAACCATTCATTAGCTACCTACCACTGTCCAAACATCATCAATGGTCAAGCTGATCGAAATTGTCGCTTCACCTTGATCTGGAAAAGATTCACTCATTGACGTAATCAATGCATTTGCTGTTTCCAGCGTAACTTCATTTTCTTCTCTCGCGACAAGAATAAGTTCACCATTTCTTTTTGCGTCTTTCAACGCTTGATACGCAGTATCTGATGGAACATACAACGCATCTAAAGAAATTGATGATGCATATCTTCCAGCAATTACACGTTTTGCTCGTCCGTCTTTACTACTGACATCAATTTCTTCAGTAGTTTCCTCGAACGAAACGTCACGCTGACTTCCTACAATTTCATATGCAGGAACCAGCTTTGTTCTAGTATTTACTAATAATACTACGTCAGAACCATTCATCGCCATAATTACATCTCCTTAATAGTCAGTTTTATAGTTAAGATCCGTCCTTGCGCATTATCTTCATTCATTACAATCGGACCTTCAACTTCGCTGATAATATTATTATAACCTGAAATAGTTATAATTTGTCTATGAAATATTGCACGAATTCTTTCAGCAATATTTTCTACTATCGCATCAGATCCACGAGGATTATCATAACAACGTACATCTCTCCATATCACGCGTCCCAAATCTGTTTTTGTATCATTCGGAGAATTTATTACAAATCCAGACGTAACTACACACGGTAAACTAGAATCACTCGGACGCGGATCTGACGTAAATACAGCTGGCTGTCCCTTATATGTAGACAACATTGCAATAAGTGTTGCGTCATTAACTAATGCATCATAAATTGCTTTTGTAAGTGCAGCCACTACTTGCCTCCAAAAAGCTGTATAATTTCTTCTTTGTTGTTGAACACCGCCGGTCGTAAATACGGATGAGCGGGTGCTGATTCACTTCCAATCTCAATAAAAAATCCGTGATGATGTGATCCAGATCCTCTATCACCAATTCTCATTCCAACATTTACTTCTACCATATTTTCAGTAATTACAACCGTGTGAGTAAGCATCCATTTAGACAAAAATGCACGATAATTTATATCTCGCTTCGTGTCAGGAGAACTTATCGCATCAAATTTCTTCCGCGCCTCAGTCTCCACAAACACGCCAACGCCTTCAGCATTTTGTGACAAAATTCCTTTTACCATTGCTTTTACTTTTTGCGGCTGCCAATTCTTTATCATTGGATGTCTTCCTTCTGAATTTCGTATGCATCTACTTCTAAATGTTCATGGGCATATGACGGATCACGCACCCCGAGTATTCTTACTTGCAAGTCTCCGCATACAGCAACATCTCCTTTAGATATATCGACATCAGCTTTCACATACAATACATGCGTTATTTTCTGTTCTTCGCCTTGTGCCGTTATACGTTCATTAGAATTTGCTGGACGGATTCTTCCTTCCGTTGATCCTAATAATACTAAACTCTCATTCCATCCACCTTGTCCATCAGATGTAGATGTTTTTCTATAAATATTGAATGAATTATTTAGTAATGATTGAAAGACCATTATATCTCTTCTATTTTATACCGATCTAAAATGTCTTTTTCTGACATCAACAGCAGTCGACTTCCAGACACTCCGACATTCGCACCGTCTGTTCCAGATCCTGGAGATCCATAACTTACTGAAAAATCTCCGAGTTGTTTAGACGCAATCCCTGGAATACCGTCATTGTCTGCACTTGATAAACTTGCTTGATACAATCTTGACGCGGCACGAGAACACACTATAGAAATATCTTCTGGAATATTCTCATATCCGTGTTCATATGTAACTACCAAAGTTTTTGGACCTTTCAACCACACACCAGATGTTTTATACAGTATACCATGATTACCACATTTATAATCAACATTTTTTATTAATGTAACTCCGTTTTCAATAACAGAAATGACATCATGCACTGGCAATTCAGGAAGAAGAATCCACTTATACCCATTACCGTCTAATTCAATTTCATCACTGGCAATATATTCTATGCGTTGTTTACAGTAACTCTTGATTGCTTCGCTGACATCATGAATAGACTTGAGCGCAGATGAATTTTTGATAGGATCATCAGCAATATCAACTTGTAGAATTTCTTCTAAGTCTGTAACTTCGCAAAAATCAGCCATGATTAGTCCTCAAAAAACTTCCTTATTGCCGCCTGTGTAAACTTCGGCAAAAACGATAAATCTGAATGTTGAAGCTGCAATAATGTTGTTATTCCATGATCGACAATCTTTTGCGCAGTTGATGCACCGACACCAGGAATTTCTGTAAAATCTTGCACTTCACTATCAATTGTTAAAGACAAATCGTCCATAGCCGGAACAACTGCTTTATTATTTACAGACGCAATCATTTTATTTGGCACCTGCGCTTTTTCTTTCAATAGACCTTTGGCAATTGCATCTTTCTTATACATCTTCACATATCGTGAACCGCTAATTTGAACTCTTACTAACACATCATCTTTTCTCATATTACCGCCTTTCACTACGGAATCCCTGAATAACTTTTTCTTGATCTTCTGGATGACATTTGACAAATCTATTTGGAGCAACTTCTATTCTTATCATTGACCCATCAGATCTAAATTTATGTGCGCGCGATTTATCTAACTCTGTAGCATCACCGCGTGCTGTCCCTGTACCAAACCAATGATGAATAAAAAATGCATCACGCCCATATTTACAATTCCATGTGTACGGAACAGTCATAAATAAAACGTCTGTATTTATAAGCGCCCGCAATAATGCAACTTGCTCATCCCATCTATGAAATTTTTGCCATTCATTTGACCACTCTTTGAATAAATTTATAACAGAATCATCTTTATTCCAGAATAACATCCCAGAATTATGATACAACATCATATCGTTTTCAAATATATCACACGTGTATTTACTTTCTTCCTGTCCTGCAATTGTATCACGTATAGATCGCGTCTGTGTTTCTGCAACAATAAAATCAACCTTGTCCAATAAATCAAACCCGAATTTTGGAGATTTTCTGAACGATGTATCAGCATCAACATATAATGTTTTATCGAACGGAGATAATTCCGCTAATAACGGCTTTATCCGTCCGGCCATAAATTTGAACTTATTCGGCGCACTTTCATCATATGGATTTACATCGCACTTTATAAATATAACTTTGTCATCACTTTTGAAATGATTTTCAGCCCATTCATCACCAACAACGCATACTTTATAATCCACAAAACGTCGGAATGATTTTATACTGTAAGATGCTTCAACACATGCTTGCTGTCCAAAACACATATAAATAATGCCAGATGTCATGATGAAATCCTTTTGAATGCAATAGTATAATCATGCAATCCAATTAGTTGCCATTTTGGACTGTGTCCATTTCGTTCTTCTTGCCACCACTGCGCTACAGCGGTTGCTACTCCAGTTATAGACAGATAAAACATATCATGAAGTGCAACTATTCCGCCTACTTTTACAAATGGAGTCCAATTTTCAAGATCCCTTACAACGTATGATAATTCGTGATTCGCATCAATAAATAATAATGAAATTTCTCTAGTCCAATTTTTCACTGCTTCATCTGTAGTTTTCACAATTAATTCAGACGGACTAAGTCCAATACTTTTCAAATTGTTTTTCCATTTATCTGGTGTCGCACGCGTTCTATCATTTGGCATTTCGCTAAATGCATCTACACTTACAACAGACGCACCCCATACTTTCGCCGCTTGTAATAATATTGACGTTGATCGTCCTAAATAACATCCAAGTTCTACAAGTAAACCTTTTCTACATGCAAGACGATACAAAAACGCAGCTTCACCGCGTCTATACAAACCTGGTATTTTGAACGAATTTTCTACTGCGTGTAAAATTTCTCGATTATTCATTTAGGCGCACCTACTCTTGAGACAGTTCTATGCTTATGATATACAAAAGTAACATTCTTTTCATGATGAGTGTTGAATCTATCACGCATAATTGAAATTCTTACTGGACATTTATTCAACGCCCGAATAAACGCCAATTGATCTTGTAGCCCAAATTTTTCCCATTCTCTATTCCATGTCTGAAATAATTTTCTATTTCGTTCGCTCCGCGTAAAAAACATTACGCCAGTATTGAAATACATTACATCCACACCGATATCAGATTTTGTTTGTTTCAATTCGATTTGATTCAAATTTGGCCAATTTATTCCAAATAAACGTCTGTTCACATCTTGACCAATTACTAAATCAACTTTATCTAACAACTTGAATCCAAATGAAGGATCCATTCTAACTTCTGTATCAGCATCTAAAAATAGCGTCTTTCTAAATGGCGACAATGAGTATATTCTAGTTTTTTGCGTCCGTGCACCGGCATCAATTTCCTTATGTAACACTGTATGATCGGCGCTTTCAAATATATTATCACTGATGATTGCTATAGGAAGTGGCGTAATTTTTCGCAAATTTTTGATATTTTCAAGCACTTGGTCTTTTGCTTTATCACCGTATGCAACAAACAAAATTCCTTCTTCTGCAATTATGTTCCGAAATGCGATCATTGTTCCGTCTAATTCAATTTCTTCAAACTCTGAGTTTCTCCAATCATCAACTGCTTGCATCACTTCTGGACGTTCTAATATTTCTTTGTGCGGCATTCCATAATCATGTATGCAGACAACTCCACCTTTATTGACTTTTGGCGCCCAATTTTTCAAATCATTCATACATTCATCATATGAATGGCCGGCATCAATATGTAACATATCCACAGTATGTTCAAAATCTTCTACAACTTCGTCTGTTTTACCAACATAAAATTTTGCCGATACTCCAGCTGCTTCTAAATTTGTTTTTGTTTCTTCCAGCGTTGATCCTTTGTAATTTCTATGACTCATATCACCGAAGAAATCGACACCGTACAGCACTGCGTCTTTATTCGACAATCCCATTGCTGCTAAAGATTTTCCTTTGAAACATCCCAACTCAACTATTGATTGTGATCCCCATGCTAACCTGCAAAGAACAGCCAATTCATTTTCAACCATGAGTCCATGAATTCTTTTAGCTTTTTCGGGAATAATTTTCATATTTCACCAATGATTGTGTTGGAGGCATGCGTAGACACCTCCAACACATATTCAATTTTAGTTATGATTATGATCCTTCAACCAGATCAACTTCGACAAATCCTGATGGTCTGATTACACCCATTGCAGCTCGCATTTCAGCTAAGATTGCAACCATATTGCGAATGAAGAAATCAGAGTGACTGTCCGACACTTGAATGGTGGCAGCTTCACGATCCCAAATAACCATCTTTCTCCAGTCGCCTAGAAGTGATGTACCTACAGGAACACGCGTACTATTGACCACGGGAACACCCCATAATTGAGGACGTCCGCTCATCAGAGGTCCACCCCAATAATATCTGTTCTCGGCATCTTTCAGCAATTCAATAGTTTCCCAGTCACTCGGATTGAATACCCACGCAGTTGGGCGTGCTTTTCCAGTAACTTGTAATGAAGTTATGGCTTTGCGAGTTGTGGTCAAAATATCAGTATCATACGCTTGAGTAAGAATACCCGAAGTGTTCAACAATCCAGTAAAGTTTTCTCCTGCACCGTCTCCGTTAATCAACTGATCTTCTAATTCCTCATTGAGATCATCGCGAAGTTCTTGATCAATTATTCCACGAATCTGAGAAGCATCTGATAACGCGCGTTTAGTTGCAGGAATCCACACTGCAATGGTCTTCACAGGTTCTTGTACTTTCTCAAATCCCATAGCGGCTTCTGGTTTCTTGCCAGACACTTGACCTTCAGATCCAGCATATGTAGTAACATTTGCTTCTGGCACAGGTGCAGCTTGCGACACACCTAAAGTTTGCCGAACAAATTCTACTAAATCGCTTGTGGTAGATCTACGGGAAATAAGACCCATAATATTGATGGGATCACGTCCAAGAGGCTCATAAATTCCCGTATAGTCGGTCTGAACAAACGCACCCGCGCTTGTTACACTCGAACCAGTGACTAAATCTTTGAACAAAGTTTTGAACTCAACTGGTGGAGAAGATAAACCTTTTCGTCCATCAGGAATATGCCCATTTGGAGCAATTGCAGTAAGCCAATTTTTCCACTCTTCTGAGTTTACAAATCGCTCACCAATAGATTCACCTTTTCCAGGAGTTACAGCGGGTGAAGATTTTGTCTGCGTGCGAGAAAACTCTTCTTCAAGAGCTAAGATCTGGCCTTTTAGAACCTTATCTTTTTCTTTTTCTTGCTCAGCAGTTTTCAATTTCTTCACATCATCCATCATTGCAGACACTTTGGTCCGCTCTTCTGCAGTAAAATCGCGACCAGCTTTTTCAGCCGCATCAGCAATTTCACGCACCTGTGTCAATAATGCTTTAATTTGCTCGTTCATAATTATTCTCCATAATCTAAAATATCTAACTGAACTAATACAACACTTGGTGATACGCCGCTTGACACACCGGAATCGGTCTGGTCTTCGTCATTATCTATTGTATCAGGTTTTTCTATTTCTTGATCACTTTTTTGTTTGATCATTGTAGTTGATGTTCCAATTCCAGCACCCAGAAAAACTGGGGCAACTTCGTACACATCTAATGACTTCAAATAACGCACATGTGTGCCGTCTTTTTCGCCGTGTTCGGATTCTTTCACATCAAAACCATAACTCCATTCCTGCAGTTCCTGCAAATTTTTGACTGTTTTGTATGTTTCCAACCCGTGCTCAGTATCTAAGAAAAACTGACCATCAACCCACGCTTTTTCGTCGTCGGAATGAATTTCTCCACGTCCTACTGGAAGATCTTGCCACCGATGACCCCAATAAGAAATACGAACTTTTTGTCCGTCAGTAAATGCTCCAGGCAACGTAATGTCACCATCGTGATCAATTACATTGAATCGGCTAAATACCGCTTGAAAAGTTCCTTCTTTATTATCGTCTTCTTTTAACTCGATTGGAGCAGTAAAAGTTTTATGCTTCATAATTATCATCCTTTCATTATCGGTTAAATCTAACACTGCACATACAGTTTGAATTATTTTCTGCACCGCCGGCTGGATCACCCGGCCATTTCATCCCATTCGAAAATCTTTCTGTTATTCCAACAGTCTCGCCGTCCATTTTCAAATGTTGATCACGCGGTTTATCGCTGTTTACTACCCAAGTTTTACTTTTTAGTTTACTCGCTTTCGCACCTTCAACTGCTCCGAAGTTGCTTATTGCTGTGAGCGATGTAATTGCCTGTGAAAGTGCCCAAATACTTCCAGCTGCCAAAAACACATTTTTCACGCTAAGAATTGGATCTTCTTTTACTGTCGCCTCTTTTAGAGCATTGAACGTATACAAATTTATGCTTTCAGCTTGTACTTCCGAATGTTTTACAACCCACGGATAAATAGGATCCTTCAAAAATTCAAATCCAAGAGTATTTGTAATTCTAGTCGCAAATGCAATCGCAGAATACATGTTCAGACGTTCTAAATCATCTTTCAATTCTTTATTCCAGCGTTCTGCGTCCCACCAAATACTTTCAGCATATAAATTATCCACCACTGTCGGTAAAACGCTCAAAACAGCTTTTTCCTGCCGCCTATAATGATTGGCGTATAATTCTACCCATTTCAACTTATGGACTTCAAACATCACCGGATCTGTTCCAGAAATATAAATTTCTTTATGCTCTTTATATTCTTTATATTGTTTTTCAACCGTAGAGTCTGAGTCATTCGGGCTGGCTTGAGTTCCCATAAGAACATTTAATGGTGTTACAAGTTGATCAGCACCTGGGTCATCAACTCTCGGCATATTCATTATCGCGCGTCCTTCATTCGCAGTCATCCATGGACGACCAATTGCACTTTGTAGACTTTTACTTTGTGCTTCAAAATCACCTTGTAACTTTTCAGCAATATTAAATTCTACAAATACGTCTTCGCTGTCTTGAAATTCAGTAATTATTTGTACAACAAAATCTTGTTCAAGCATCGATAAATATGGGCCAAGAACATCAGTGTACAACATTTTGTGCTGCTCTTGAATATTTGAATACGTCGCATTGTCTAAAATACCGACCAAAGGTGGCGGGATCTGGTATGCACGAGCGCATTCTTCTCGCGTTAGTTTTCGACTTTGAAGATATTCACTTTGTTCTGGTGTGAATGCAATCCCTTTCCAAGTCATCCCTTCTTCAAGGATTGCTGTTTTCGCTGAATTTTCTGCACCAGCATGCAACGCTTCAAATTCTGCTTTGAAACGTTCGCGAGCAGGTTCTGACCATTTTGGCGCCGCGATCGGTCGTTCAATTACCCCAGAAATACGCGCTGAATTCTTCCAAAAATGTTCACGATAATCACCTGCTGCCTGCTCTTCTGCGAGAATTCTTCGCAATGTTTCCAGCGGAGAAAGACCAGTTGTAGATGAATTCGGATTATATCCACTAATGTGCACCATATTATCTGGTTCATATGATATCAATTTTCCATTCATTGATACTTCATATTTAGTAGGAACTAACCCACCATAAATTGTTACATGCTGAGGTGGAATACGCAAAAGTCCCATTGGCGCACCGTCTACTTTTATTTTTAGTAGGAACGCATTCAAATAAATTCCATAGTCTGATATTAACGATTCAATGAGTTTATAACGCGTGACTTTATACGGAGACGGAAGTGGTTTGTTCAAAACCTGTACAAGTGGATGATCATTCAGCCGTTCTTTATTACCGTCGGCATTCTTTTTGAACACATGAATTCCAAGTTGCGCAATATTGCGGGCGATAAAATCAACACACGTTCTAACATTCGGTTGAAGCCGATATAAAGATGCATAATCATAATTCTTATTATCATACATGGTCAGCGTTTGACCGTGACTTGGCCACCAATCAGCCGGCATATCAATCAACGTTGCATTAGATAGTATTATCGGCATAATTCACCACCTGTATGAAATCAACATTTTTAGTATCAATAAGAACTTCACCATCCAACGGAATTATTTTATCTCTAACCTGCAGTAATTTTGCATTTTTCAGAACGATGTACGTGCGAGTTCGTTTATACAACACACCACGAAATACGGTGTCAGTTTTCAAATTTACAATGACTTCCCTAAGTTCTGGGTACGGTCTAAACCACATATGCGCTCCTTTTAGAGCTTATTCCATATAAATATTATAACTCATTATACAGCAATAAGTCCTCTGTCTTCATAAACTGATTGTCCATCTTTTACACGTCTCATTGCGCGATCTACTGCCATAATCAGCGCAACCATACCATCAATCCGTTCTGTACTCTTTTCTTTATCCGGCTTATAGTTGCCGGCTGCATCCATAGTAACCACTAAATTATTCGCCATCCAAGTCAGCACTGGGTTATTTCCATGCGATATTTTATGATCAATAATAAGACGCTCTAAATCTTTCGTAGGCGGCGACATACTTGCATATCCTTGTCCAAATTGAACTAAGAAATCTGGTCCACCAAGTTCTATAAGCGTGGTTTGAATTTTTGACGCACCCCAGCGATCAAACGCAATTTCTCTTAGATCATATGTCTGCATGTCTTCGTCTATCTGATGAATCACCCAGTCATAGTCTGTAACTTCGCCAGGAGTTGTGGTTATAAATCCTTGCCGAATCCATACGTCGTATGGAACACGATCACGTCTCACTCTCTCAAGAATTGCAGCTTCTGGAATAAAGAATCTAGCGAGAACTTGGTAATTTTCTCCCGCAACCTCCGGTGGAAATATAAGAACATATGCAGTAATGTCCAAATTACTCGAAAGATCTAATCCAGCGTAACAAATTCGTCCTCGCAAACCTTCAGCGTTCACTGGTATTCCGCACGCGTTCCAATGATCCGAATTTATCCACTTAGTGATTGATTGTGTCCATATGTCAAGATGTAAGCGTAAAAATGCATTCAACTGTGACGGCATTTCTTTTGCGCGTTTCACAAGAAGTCGCATATCTTCAATTTTCTTAGACACATACAAATTTGGGTTAGCTTTTATCCAAACATTTTCATCGTCCCACTTATCGTCATCATCGATCGTGAATATAATACCGAACCACGAGTCATCTTCAATAACTCCATCTAAAATTTTCTCAGTATATTCGTGCTGTTGAAAACATAAAGACTGGCGATCATATCCTGACGTTGTAATCGCAAACATCAAAGGTTGACGACGGGATCCGGTTGCTGTTTCGCACACGTCCCATACATCGCGGCCATTCCATTTGTGAATTTCATCCGCAAGTACCGCGTGGATATTCAAACCGTCAAGCGTGTCCGCATCGGCACCTAGTGGTTCAAATTTTGACGCAGTGTTCATAATATGAATATTATCTCGGAAAACTGTACATTCTCGCTTTACTTCCGGCGAAGATTTTACCATGCGAGTTGCTTCACTATGCGATAATCTAGCTTGATCACGTTTAGTTGCGACAGAATAAATTTCAGCACCCGGCTCATTGTCGGCCAGCATCATATACAAACCAACGCCGGCCGCCAGGGTTGTTTTACCATTTTTGCGCGCTGTTTCCAAGTACGATGTTCTAAATCTGCGGTTCCCGTCTTTCTTTTTCCATCCAAAAATCATCGCGAGAATAAATTGCTGCCATGGCTCTAATGTTATTGTTCTTCCTGCCCACTCACCCTTAGAATGTTTCAAAAGTGAAAAGAAGATAATGACCTTTTTAGCAGCAGAATGATCGAAATATAGCCCACGTTTTTTGCCTTCAACCAGATCATTTTTATGTCGTCTGCACGCGGCTTTTACCCAGTGACACGCGACAATTTTTCCGCTTAGAATGTCTTCGATATACTGTTCATACGTAAATGTTGGAAGACTCATTCTTTATTTGATTCCTGCTCAATTTCTTCTTGTGTGAGATTGAACAATTTATCTGCAAGTGACTCATCCTCTGGTGTATCTAAAATTTTGATCTTTGTTCGTTCAGCCGGCGTAAGACCAAACTCACCGAAAAAGCGGCGTGCGTTGTCAAGGGCAGCACGCGATATTCTTACCCACGGATTTTCCTTCACAAGACGTCCACGCGGTGGAATGTACGTGAGACCTTCGTCTTTGATGTGCTGTTCAGCTTCGCGCCACTTTGAAACTTCTGCACAAAACATTGCAAATGATATAATGTCAACCGATTTGAAAATTCCAGCATCGACTAGTTGTTTGCCGACTGCATACCAGACTTCAACTGCTAAGTCATTTAGTTCTTCAGGCGGCTTCGGAATACGTTTCAAATTTTCAAAACGTTCATCGATCGCACCCGCTGCTCGGTCCTTTCGGTATGTTCCTTGTAATTTCTTTAGTGCTATTGGTTTTGCACGCATATTATCCTCCAAATTCCTTAGTGAAAATGATTTTCAGTTTCATTTAGAAGAAGTTCCGACATTGACGGAGCTTTTTCCGTATTACCGACACGGTCTTCTAAGTGTAGTATTTTCATCCTTCGACCCACCCTACCCTTGCTGGTTGCCAAATCCGCCGCCGTACTTTGCTGTATGTTTACTATGACATGATTTACATAATGCACGAAGGTTAGCATAATCATGCGTACCTCCGAAGCGAAGCGGAAGGATGTGGTCTACCTCTGTTGCCTTGTTGCCGCACCCTCTTACACTACACATAGGGTTATCCTTCAAAAAATTGTTTCTTATAATGTACCATTCCTTATTATAACCTCGTTTATAGGATGACGGACGAGGATCTGGTTGTGAGTATTCTTTCTTATGTTCTTCACAATAACTACCAGCACCTCTTACTAAATTAGGACATCCATATATTTTACATGGTCTCGCAGCTCTTATTGGACTCATAGTTTTATTGTAACATAATGTACATCATTTTGCACACCCATTCAGCACGCGGTACCACGTGTACCATCTGGGTGGCCTCTCCCTTTTTAAATATACTACTACTTTTTTTTATATATTCTATATATATCAATTTGCTTGCGTAGGGTCCTTAATACTAAAAAGCCATCCCAGATGGTACAGGTGGTATCCTAAAAAGCGGGTGCGATGTCATTTTGTATACAAATAAGTTACATTTTCATCATTTGTAACATAAAAGTACACAGTCATCTTACCCTTGCGGATGAAGTGTAGAAAAAGTGAACTTTGAAAACTAAGAAAATCACCACACACCGAAGTGATTTTGAACGTGCGTTGTTTAGTAGTTTTTGGGTTGCAAAAGTGTATTTAGCAAATGGGTATGTACAAAACAATTTACATATGATATGATTTTAGCATCAAAAATCATCTAAAAGGAGCATAAAATGGCGAGAATTTATTACAAAACACGAAAATATTTGGCTGAAAATTCGCAAGAAATGATTGAACAATACAAAGAATCTTTGCAAAAGTATAATTACTGCTACCCGAGAGCAACGGCAAAATTACAGCAACAGCATCCGTCAATTAACATAACTCCGCATGTTTTGAACACATTTTTAGAAAAAGCTAACCTAACTCCAGATCATTTTTATCGTCAAATTTCCACACTAAAATTGCACGATTATTACATCAAAAATGAGCATGATGAAATATTGAAGTTTATGAACGCGGTGCTGTCACCTGCAATCTTTGGAAAAGGAATATCAATTCCAGAATTATGGTCGGTTTATAACCAATGGGCAGCGGACGTCCACGAACTTCCGCTTACATTTACGTATGCCGACTTCCGCCGGCAAGTTCTTTCAATAGTAACAAAACACGAGTTCAAGTGCAAAGTTGGTACTGTAGACGGTCGTTACGGCCTTGTGGATGTGTTGCTCAAGCCAGAATATCTTCACTATTTAGTTCCGGCACGCCTCAAAGAATAGTACCATTTGTCATAGATAATCTATGATGTTTGGTATTAGTACCTACACGCTCAAAAGCTGTACAATAGTGGTATACCACTAAACAAATCAAGGAGATTGAAATGAAAACTGCCAAGCATTTTATAACTAATAAGGAGAATGAAATGACTGAATTAGAATCAATTCGAGTAAAAGTTGACTATCCAGAGGCTGTTGCCTCACCAGCGGAACAAGCACGCCTAAAAGAACAAAAACTTCTTCAAGATGCTTGGAAAATTGAATTCCTAAATGAAATAGACGGTTGGAGCGCAGAAAAACTTCGTGATTTATCTTGGAATTTAGACAGCCTACTATCATACGGAATATGCAGTTTTGATCCACCAACCGCCGGCATCATGACCCGCATGGGTCTTCTAATGAACAAAGATAAACTAAAATTCGTAACCGAGTTTATTTTTGATCTTCGCAAACAGATAGAGAACACATGACAGATTCATTTGATAATATTGCCGTTCAGATAATTCCAATCACTGGACGGCAAGATATTTATTGTCCAACATGTCACCATTCAGTGACAGCCCACGTCAAAATTGACAAAATACGAAGAATTGTAACTTATATAGCGGAGGTGCGATGCATAGATTGCCAAAGTAAGTGGTCTCAACGGTTAACCGTGGATAAAAGTAAACTCAAAGGACTTTTGAAAAGAGGATAAATGTTAGAAGCATATAAACAAATCATATCAAAAATTATTGAACGAGATGTCACACTAAAAGACATCGATGATATCCAATCTGATCTGTGTAATAGATTACGCGGTGCTGAAGGTGCATTAGCTGCGTCGTATAAATTCATCGATAAAAAGCGAGAAGAAATCAATGACGTTGAGTATTTGATCGCACTCGCAGAAATTAGACGCAATCAAATTAATTAGGAGAATGAGATGATTTTACAAGAAATTGATTTTATGATTGATCAAGTAAGAAAAGATGAGAAATCGCATTTGGCAGACATTTTTGATAATTTAGACAAAGAACGTCGCACCCTCACAATACGTCCTAATGCATGTAGCGTGCTGTGTGACTTTGTGCAAATCGCACAATTGCATGTGTTGTAAAAGTTGTCATCGTTTGCAAAGTAGATGATAAAACTTATATGTCGGAACCGCAGTATGGATATTCATTGCGACATAGATCTGATCTATTTGATGTTCATGTCGGTCAACGAATTGCATTGAAGCGTGCATTATGCGATTTGTCATCTTCAATGAATGTTCCGTCGGTATATACCATTGCTGAAGCACTCACAAGATCTTCACGATGGATGGCATCAAAAACAAATGGACGTATACCGCTGCATAAATATATTTATAACTTTTATCGAAACCAATATCCGCTTATTCCGTTTCATTCGAGGAAAGAGGACGAAAATGAACTCATGTTAGATGTATGGGCTGAATTGCCTATGTGGTCTGCGTTTTCAGAATTGCTAGAGGTGGTGATTGAAAGGTTGCAAGGCAATGAAGAATTATAACAACGAAATACTTAACGATTGTTCGTGGTTTGCTGAAAAACACAGAGGTAAAAACAAACTATCAGGGCCACATTGGTCAACGATCATCAGATTTCCAAAGCTTTATGATGAAGCGGTAAGATTACAACAAATGGTCAATACTCTGAAAGCAATTATTTTTGAAGTTAATGAAATGCTGAAAAAGACACAGACACGTGTGCAGGAGTTGGAAAAAATGTTGGCATATATTCGGGACTATTCCGATGTAGGTATAGATGAGGATTTGAATGGATGGTCTCGTGTAAAACAAATTCAGATGCTTGCCGAACAAGCCTTGAACGAGGTGAAGAAATAAAAAACAAAACAGCCTCCGTCAAATAACCGGAGGCTTTTTCTTGTACACAAATAACTACCAAGAGCGTTGATGACATACACATCTTGGATTATGACATTTGTATGTTTTATAAGACCATGCTTGATCTTTTATTCCTGCCCACATTGTTTGAACCATTGAATCAACCGTTTCGATATAATTGTCCCTTCGAGTCTCGAGAACATAGGCACGCGGTGCGTCCGTTCGTTTTACAATTACTAAATGTCTAAATCTTCCGCCATGTTTCGCACCCGCGATATTTAATACATCCATTGCATATAAATAAAAGTTGGGCTGAAGCTCGGTTCTTGCACGTGTATTTCCCCAATCATTCCAACTTGTTTTGATATCAAGTGGAACGCCGTCATCGCACACAACGTCAATAAATCCGATAATTGGCACCGGCACATTCGGCACTTTGAATTCAATATAACGCTCAATTTCAACTGCATTTATGCCATCAATAATCCATTGAACCATTGGATCGCCAAAAATTATTCTGGCTTCTTCACACATTTTATCAAAATCTTCCTGAGGAAATAAATCTCCATTTCCTCGCTCTTTTACTGCTTGTTTTAGATGTTTTTCAAATGTTGCATGTGCGATTGATGTTCCATCCAACATGTCTTTCTCTATTGCATTATGTGCTGCTGTTCCAAATAATTGTGCATTTGATAATTCTGGCAAAATTTCTTCGATATATCGGATATACCACGCGCGTGGACATTGATACCACAACGACACATTTGAATAAGAAAAGTGATCAAATTCTTTTATCATTATATAACTCCTGCATATTCTTGTCCAATTTCATTTAGATATATTCCAGGCCACGCGCGTTTTTTATTCACACGCACTTCTGGTGAATTTTCTAAATGTAAATTTACTCGCACCCTTTTTCCAAAAGAGTCTGATGACATTATCCATCGGTGACCATTGTCTTTAGCCCAATGAACAAATGATGTGTATAATTCACTGCGTAACACGCGTTGCGATTCTTCTTGAATTGTACACTCTTCGAGAAATTGCGATACAACGTCCATTTCTGATTTGTAATTATTGGTCGAAGCGGTTACAATGTCGGGATCTTGTAAACCATGTTTGTGCCATAATATCGCACCTTGAATTGCCCAGTTCAAAATTCCTTCCGCTTCTTCCGCCAGCTTTTTATCGACCAGATCCCTGTTCAAACGTTTCTCTGCAGGAATCGGTGTATCAAATGGAATGAGTTTCAAACGTCTCCAAATTGCAGTGCTGACGCCTCTTACAATTGGTTTTTCATTTGTTCTGAGCCAGAGTTTGAATTGCGGCGTGTATTCAAAAGGTTCTTTGAATTTCTTGCATACTTGCATGCTATCGCCACCAGTGATTTGTTTGATCAAAGCCTCGTTGAATTTTTGACCTTCATCAGCTTCATTAATCGTGACATAACGCACCCCAGTTAATCTGGCTAATGAACTATTCACGAGATTGTTTTTCTCGTGAGCAGTGAAAATATCCGCATCACTCATCTGAGAATATGATCCCAATATTTTTAGAATTATTTCGGATATTGTAGATTTTCCATTGTTTCCGGCTTCACCCCAGCATATAAATAGACATTGTTCAGACACGCTTCCAGTGATGCTATATCCAACAGCGCGTTGCATATAATCAATAAGATCTTGATTACCGTTGAATGCTAAGTGTAATGTGTTCATCCAAAAAGGACATTCGGCTTTTGGATTGTAGTTTATGTCAGTTTGATGTGTGATGTAATATTCGGGTGAATTTTCGACAATTTTACCGTCTCGCAAATCCACCAATGCATTTGGAGTGTTTAGAAGATGAATAGAGGATCTGGAATCCAAGTCATCTGGATTTATTCTGATAATATCTCGTGAACTTGCTAAGCTGATGGCTGCTTTTAATTTTCCTATATTCAAAGACAATTGCGCCCATCTTGCTTTTTTGGCCGCAATTTTCGCTTGTCCAGGTTCTTTCATTTCAGCTAATGCGTCACTTCGCATTGCTGCCATCAGATCTGTAGTAAGTGTAATTATATTAGCATCATCAGAATCATTTTCCCAATATGATCCATTCCATACAAACCAGCCCATTCCTTGAATATATCTTATTTTATGTTTTGATGAATTCACAATCAAATCTGCATTATCACTATCAGTTGTTGGTATTCCAGACGCCTCATCGTTTTCTTTTTCTTCCTTTTTAACTTTCTTCAACGCGCTGTTTATTGATTTGTTTATTTCATCATCTGTAATGTCTTTTGCATTATTGTCTTCGCACCACGTTATGATCGCTGATTTTATAAATTCCTTTGATGTTCCTTGGCGAGCCATTACAAGCGCGGCATGATAAATACTTTCATTCCGTTTTCCTCTTGTCAGGTCTCCACCCAGTTTATCATAATCATTTTCACCTTTTTCTAAAATAAGTTTTAGAAGCCAATCTGGCGCGGGTGCTGGTGGAGTTTTGTCTGGTGAATTTATCCACGTATATTCACGTCCATTTTCATGAATTGATGGTGGAATAACCACCTGACCACGATTGCCTCGAATATCAATTCCAGGACCAAATGACAGTGGAGAATTTCCTATGTCATGACCTTTTGGATATTCAAAATATAAATGTTTTCCGCCACTTCCTGTAAGACACTCTGCGGTTGTAATTTGGCCAAATTGTCTTTCTATTCGTGACCATGTTTGCGCACCTCCGTTTTTTGGATCTACATCCACCACAATAATGTTGGATATTTCACCGGTCGCGACGCCATAATTACAATTCGGAAAGCGATCTTTCCAAGTAGATATAACAGAAAGATCATTAGTTGCTTTTTCCGGCCAGCTTTTGAAAATTGGAACTTTTGATCTTTCTTTTAGCGGATGTATAAAAAATGTACTTGGAATTTGGAATTGGATCATGCGAATATTGTAACACTAACATTTATAATTCAAACATTGAATTATAACAAGTTTTCTAAGAAGGAAGATAATCATAGAATTCTATGACATTTGGTATTAGTACCATCATCCTATAATGGTGTAGAATAGAACTATCAAATCAATCAATTAGAAAATAAAGGAGAATGAAATGGATAACATATTTGGAGATAGATTCGCAGGACATAGAGAACCAGCATGGCATCAATTAGGAACAGTATTCACTGAAAAACTCACACCACGTGAAGCCGTAAAGTTAGCAAAAATGGATTACAATATTGTAAAATTACCGCTCAGCGCAGAATTATCGGATGGTATTTTAATCCCGACAGGAAAGTTTGGTCTTATTCGTGAAGCAACACCAGATGCATCAGCAGAATTTCTCGGTACAGTATCAGAACAATATACATATATGCAGAATATGGAAGTTGCGGAAGTAATCGAACCATTGGCTGACATCTGGCCAACTGAAACAGTGGGCGCACTCGGTAAGGGTGAAACAATTTTCATCACGCTCGATGCAGGAATGGACTCAATCAAAGGTGATCCAATCAAACAATATTTTCTTATTACCGACACACGTAACGGCGGAACATCAATGAAAATTATGTTTACCCCAGTTAGAGTTGTATGCCAGAATACATTATTAGCTGGTGAAAGAGCTGCAATCGCGACCGCTTCAATGCAACATGATTACAACTTACAAGGAAGTGTTCAAGCACGCGTTGAATTGATTCAGAAAATGCAGAAAATTTCAATCGAGACTATGAAACAATTTGAAGCAATGGCAAATGCAGCAATTTCAGAAGAAGGCGTGCAGACACTTATTTCCCGCGCATTTCCTCTTCCAAAAGCTTCAAAAGCAGTGGAACTTTTAGATTACGGAACCCAGGAAGATCTTGGAGTTTTATATGATACTGCTAAACGCGCAGAAGCATCGTACAATTTCTACAAAGGACGTGCAGAAGTTTTCCAAGCTGGTGCAAGAGAATTATTTGAAAAGTTCAATGATGAACAACCACAACTCGCAAATACTGTTTGGGCAGCTTATAGTGCAGTCACAGAATGTTCAGATTGGCGCGAAGGAAACTCTGCCGAAAGTGCGAGTAAAAGTGCTTTATTCGGTGGACGTGCAGCAGAAAAACAACGTGCATTTACAACCGCAATGCAGCTAGTACGGGCTGCATAAACTAATCAATAACCGGTGCTGCTTCGGTGGCACCGGTTCAATTTTATTTTTGGAGGATATAATGAAAGTATTGTTGACAGGAACAACGTCGAATCAATGTCGACCAACGCGCACCACTAACACATTTTATAGTGGTACACTTGCATTACATAATGTGCTGAATAATGAACATCGTATTTCGTATTCATTTGGAAATCCAGATGAATTTGATTTTACGGATTTTGATGCAGTGTTTGTTGGAATTTATTCGGCCAATGCCTTAGGAAGTGCAGCGCGTCTTCCACACATCACGCAGCAGCTTTTGCATGTGGATCAAAAGAAGACAAAAATCTTTTTACATCTTGATGATTGGCACGCTAGTTCAATAAAGAACGGATTGAATGCAATGCAAAAAGAAAAGAATGCACGTCGTCTTATGAAAATGTTTCATCCAAAAGCAACCGACAGCGAATTCGAACAAATGATCATTAGCATAAATACTTGGTGCGGAAAAGTAAGATCTGGTGAACAAGCATATAAAGTATTATTGCCTATGCTTCCTTGGAGATTTGACAAAGTAAACATTGTTGGAAATACAATGGGACTTACTAATAGTGAATTTATTCCGTATGATTATTGTTCAGCATTTGATCCCATTGATCTTCCGCGTCCAAATAAAGAACGCGGATGGGTATTGGCCACAAAGTATGATTATTCAAAATATGTTGAAGAAAAGAACTTTTCGTGGCCGGTAATTCGTTACGGATGTAAGAAAAACGGTGACAATTATTTGCCGAATGAAGAAGATGTTGTAAGAGAAGCTTACACGAAGTATTGGGGATTGATCTCGCACCCGTATCATAATGCTCTTAGAGGACAAGGTAGAGATAAATTTATGTTAGCAACGTGGACTAACAGTATAATACTCAGTGAACCTGGTGAGTTTGATGGAACATTTTATTATGCAATAAGACACGAAGAAATTGAACAAATGTCTGATGATGAACTACAAAATCTTGCTCGTGATCAACGCAAAGAATATCAAATGAGATCGTGGACAAAATCAGATTTACACGCATTTGTATTATCACTATTGGAGGAATAATGAATGTAATGAGTGCACATGTATATGGCGGTGGATTTGTTCAAGGACTGAAAGAAGCTGGCGTTAACCATATTGGTTCGCTTGAAACATGGCCGGTTGGATTTGCAATGGCAGATTTGATCGGAATAAAAAGAATTGACAAGGTGCGTAAATGCGATTTATTTGTGTCAAATCCACCATGCTCAAGATTTTCATCAATGAGTTCAAATCGTTTTTCTAAAGAATCAAAAAGAGATCTATCTTTGTTTTGCGAACTTACTGAAAGTTTGACGTGGGCAAAAGAATCAAAAGCGCGAACTATTTGGTGGGAAAATGGACCGGCAGCTTTCACGTCCGGCCGCGAAATCATTCAAAATGCTCATGAGTTTGTTGGCGCAAAAACTACATTAGTTCTCAAGATTGATCCATCATGGTCTGGAAACACTCAATTACGTCCACGCACCCATGTTATTCATTTCAAAGACAAAATCGAAGTTAAGGGACTCCCTGCAGCTTCGCGTCCACAGGTGTCTGTAAAACAGTGGTTGGACGAACGTTTAGGATCTATAGAAAGAATTCCAGCACCGGATTTGCGATATTATTCAATGAATGATCCAGTAAGTCAGATCCAAGCAATAGATCCTAACAAAGGATTTAACTCATGTAAACCTGCGTTGATAAATGAAGATCAAGCATACGCATACGCGGTGCTGTCATCAAGACAATTTGCATGGGAACAAGAGAATCGGTGGTGGAGTATTCAAGAATATGTCGCATCAATGACATTTCCACTTGACATTGATTATGGCAAATTGAATTATCCAATTTATAAAATATTATCATTACTTTCTAAAGGCGTAATGCCGGCAGTATCAAAATATGTTTATTCTAATATTGTAAATCCGCTAATGAATGACAAGGTGCTTGAAGGTCCGCACCGTCCAGACTTGGTGGGTGACATTTATTATGTTAGAATGTTAGCAAACCGAAAAGCTCGGGATCTTGTAATCTAAAGGATGGCGAAATATGTATATAGTATTTGATGGTCCAGAAAAAGCTGGAAAAACCACACTGATCAATGAAACACAATCTATGTTGACCCGTGCAGGATATGAAGTAAAAGTCCGTCACTGGGGAAAAGTTTCTTCAGACACTGAATATGCAAGAACTTTGATGAATGATTTATCAGAAGCACGCCATCCGTCGTGTATAATTATATGGGATCGGTCATGGGCAAGCGAAGAAATCTATGCCGGATTATTACACAGACAAAGACGCGCAAGATTCCTCCCTGGGTATTGTGAATGGTTATATGGCCGTGCAGTTGATTTGTTTGGCGGAATGAAATTTATGCTCGCACCGGACATTCATAAAAGTATTTCAAAAAGATCTGATGATGATCTTCCAGTAAATCCATATGAAGAAAACTCTGCGTTTATAAATTATTCTACTTCGCATGGTTGGTACCCATTGGTTAATTCATTTGACGAAATAAGTTTGCAAGCAGCTTTGAAAGTAATAGAATTACACATAAGTCGGTATGAAATGTGGTATGAGAAAAATGTAAAAAATGTTCATATAGCAAATATGTTGAATTCTATGAGCGCTAAAAATAAACTTATTTTTGTAGATGATCCAGAACTTCAATGCGAAAGTTATTTGAGCGCACCGTTTTCACACATTGATGGATGGAGGTTCGCAAAATTTCTTCCAAAAAATTGGAACGCATACAAATGGTCGTCAGTAATGGCACTAAATAATGAGGATGATTCGCCAATGATTGCGTTTGGAAAATCATACCAATATTTGATGTCAAAACAATTTAATTATTCCAAAATCATTGATGGTGGAAAAATGAATAAATATTTTACATCGCATGGTGAAGCACATATTCAAGGAATAATTGAGTTATTGGAGCAGGTAAAGTAAAGAAGATTGTCACATTTTTCTATGACTAATGGTATTAGTATACAGTGTTGACAATGAATTAGAATAGATTTTAGCATACTATTGGAGGTGATTATTGAAATAAAGTGATATAAACTAGCCCGTAAAAACAAAAACAAAATTAGGAGAAAATAAAATGGCTAAGAAAATTGAAAAAGAAAATATTGAAGAACAAAAAGCTGAAGAACTTCAACCAGCACTGTTTGAAGATATGCTTGATGTTGACGATGAAGTAAGCAATGAGCTTGCAACTGTAGAACCAACAGGTGTGTCCGCGTTTAGCGATGACACGTCATTATTCAGCACCGCTGATATGGCACCCCCGATGCTACGGTTGGCACAGGCACTTACGCCCGAAGTGGTGGATGGTGACGCAAAAGCCGGCCAATGGTTAATTACTGGAAAAGATCCAGTAGACGAGGTGCATGTTGTTCCTTTGGCATTCGCAAAGCGTCGAGTTCTTCGCGATGAAGACACAGGTGAGATGTTATGTTCAAGCGATGATGTGAAAATTGGAACCGGCGATCCAGGTGGATCATGTGAAGATTGTCCAATGGCCAAATGGCAAGGTGACAAAGGTGCGCGTAAACCACCACAATGTATATTCTATTATTCATATATTGTTTATGCAGCCGAATTTGATGGAAACGCACTATTAGACTTCAAGAAAACATCGTTAGGAATTGGCAAAATGCTAAATGCCGCAATCGCACGCGATGGATTTGGAAAAGTTGCGATCAAATTAACCGCAAAGTTGAACAAAGGCCGCCGAGGTTCTTATTACACACCAGCACTTGTCCCAGTGAAAGACAAAGAACTGAAAGATGATTTGCTAGAACAAGCGTCAATGTCGGTGTAAGTATGTATTATGAAAGTACGCACCTGTTATTATGACGCGTGCGTACTTTACTGGAGGACGTATGAATTACTATGGACGATATTACCGATCACTTTTATGTGGTCGTGAAGAAGTCGCAAGAGGACATAAAGTATATTGTAAACGAAACGTTGAATTTGCTGTTCCTGTAGGAACAACATATCGCCGTGAAGGTGATAATCCAGCCATTGGAATTGTTGAAGGACTTCAATTCATCGCCGGAATGTTTGATAAATCTCATATTGAAAAAGTCGCACCGCGTGCCCAATTGAACTTATTCACTGGTCAAAGTTCGTACGGTCCACGAGTTGTCAGCCAATGGCACGCGATCATCAATGAATTACGACACGATGCGAACAGCAGGCGGGCAGTTTTGATTCTTCCTGACGCACATGAGGATCTGGCTGATCGACCGTGTACAACTTCGATGCAATTTTCAATTGTAAATGGAGAACTAAATACTTTAGTAAATATGCGATCATCAGATGCTGTTTGGGGTTTACCATATGACCTGATTCAGTTTTCCATGGTTACTATGATGTTAGCGCACTGTCTTGATAGACCATATCGTGAATTGCGGGTGTTTATCGGAAATGCCCATATTTATGACGCTACGCATCAAGAGAAACGAACTTGGAAAAAGGCGAAGTTTGATCTTATGAAACTAATGCCACTTGTACCGACACCAAATAGTTGGAAAGACAAGGTGCGTGAAATTTTCGATGATCCAGACTTTTCAGCACCGTTTCTTCGGAATCTTGTAAATCTAAGGTACGAAGAATGATTACACATGACTATCGGGAAGTGTTGCAAATTTTAGAACACGACACAGAAATTGCAATAGACTCAGAAACTACAGGGTTGTCGCCTTGGAGGGATCATATAGCATTATTGCAATTATATGGGAATAATTCCAAAATTCCCATATTATTCCGGTGCGATCCTAAAAATGACGCTTATTCGATTGATCAACTTAGCGAGGGATTGTTTACACCTAATCGGTTGTTTATTGGACATAACCTTGCCGCGTTCGATTTATTGATGTTGAATAATGGTGGATTTGTTACATGGGACAAGTCGAAATTTTATGACACACTGATTGGCGAATGTATTATCAGCACCACCGGCCGTCAAGATGTTTCTAAGTCATTGAGGGCGTCAGTAAGACGGCGGCTCGGATTAAATGTAGACAAAGATATTGAACACGGACAATGGATGGCTGCTAAATTATCTGAAGATCAAATTCGGTATGCAGAAGAAGACGTAACACACCTTCATGCGTTGCGAGATGCTCAAACAAAAATTGCTGCAGAAAAAGACATGATTGATGCATTGAAGTTAGAAATGGACATTATAAAACCTGTAGCAAAAATGACTCTCAATGGATTACCAATTGATCTTGACAAATATTATGAATATTATCAACAACAACAAGACTTGCGTGATAATTATCAATTGCAATTGGAAAACACAGTTGGTGAAATAAATTTCAATTCTCCACAACAAATAAAGAAAGCCATATTTGATAAATTTGGCATAAAGATGAAATCAACTAATAAAGCAGCACTTGCTGAAAAAGCGTACTATGAATCTGGTTCATTAGCTGATTTTTGTAAAATGTTACTTGACTTCAAAATCCCGCAACAATTTCTAAAAACGTACAGTCCAGAATGGATTGAAACACATGTTGATCACGGAAGAGTTCACGCACGCTTTTGGCAAGCTGGAACAGACACGCTAAGATTTTCATCGTCTAATCCTAATTTGCAACAAGTGCCGAGAACATCGCGCCAACTATTTGGCGGGCTTTATGGACATCAAATTATTGCAGTTGATTATTCCCAACTTGAAGTGCGTATTGCAGCCGCGATTGCAAATGATATAAAAATGTTACAAGCACTAGAAAGTGACGATGTACACAGTGCTGTCGGTTCTCAAATTTACATGAAACTTCAATCTGAAGTAAGCAAAGAAGAACGAAGAAATGCAAAAGCTGCTACGTTCACATTATTGTTTGGTGGAACAGCAAATGCATTATATGCGCACGCAAGACAACAAGGTGATAGTTTATCACGATCAGAAGCAAATCATATTGTAGAAGCTTTCTTTTCTACTTACGATGGACTTCAACGCGCTCGCACCCGTGCATATGCAATGGCACAAAATCACAGAGTAGTTACAGTAAGATTACCATTGGGCGCAAAGAGGGTGCTAGTCGGACGAAAATTATCACCGGCAACAATATTGAACACAACAGTACAAGGAACAGCGGCAATTGGTTTGAAAGTTGCAATACGCGATATGTATGAACACACTGATTTATTCGATTATATTGGTGTTACAGTACACGACGAATTAGTTGGAACATTTCCAGATCCCTATGTAAATGAAGCAAAAGAACTTATGAAATATCACATGATTAATGGGATGAAAAGTGTACTTCCAAATAATGTAATTATCAAAGCAGAAGATAAGGTAGGTGAATATTGGATAAGCTAGAAAAGTTAAAAATCGCACATGAAATTATGAGTTATTTGCGCGCACCGGATGTATTCAAAAATATCTCTGATACGTTTACACTGTTGAATAAACTTCATAATGACGCAAATATGCTTACTGAAAAATCTTTCTCAAATATGACTCCTGAGAATTTGAGATTATTTTCATTGGCACTTATTGTTGAAGTTACAGAGTTCTTACAAGAATTTAATTGGAAAGAATGGAAAAGAAATAATAAAGTTGTTTATCGTCAAAAAGTCACAGCGGAATTCGCAGATATTATTGCGTTTATTGGCACTCTTATCGTTTTACTTAATTCTGCAGGAATTCATCCAGAAGAACTTGCGATGGCATACTTATCAAAAGAAGCTGAAAATGTGAATAGATTTATGAAAGGATATTAGCATGCGACAAGTAATAACGCAAGAAACATTTGATGCAACAGCACCTGGGGAAGTATTCGCGAAAGGTGAAGCACCGGATTCACCGGATGGATTGCATATGACGGGATCTGGTCAATTATTGAGATGGGTGTGCGTAAAAGGATGGGCAGACGACTGGTGCATGTACTGTGATTGGGCATATAAACATTGGAGTGAAGTCGAAAGACTTGGACAAAAAGTAGGTGAAAAACGTAATATCCTAAAAGTAATAGATATTTCTTCAGATCTAATGTCAAAGTATAGGATGTAATTATGAAACAAGGAACTCAAATTGTATGCATTCCAGACCACGCCGATGGAAATATATTGCATGAAGATTGCGAATTTGGATTTGTATGGAAACAGCACCCGTCAACAGACGAGCCGGCCCACTTTTGTAGATATTGGAGAAAGAATAAGTTAGGTGAACTTCGCACTGTGTCTAATTCCGAACTAACCAATGATCGTAATTTGAAACAAATAAATAGTGTTCCACAAAATGTAGTTAATAAAGCCATAAAACGAATTATGGAGATGAACAAATAGTACCAAATGTCATAGACATTCTATGCTATTTGGTATTAGCTCTTGTGTTGAATTTGGTTGTAGAATAGATCTATAATCAAATTCAACTAAGGAGCAAAAATGAAATACTACTTCAACATCTTCGCACTCAACACAAATACCGGCCGCAATATGTTTTTCCAAGGTCTTTATCTTACTCGTAAAGAACTCAAAGAACAAGCTAGCTACTTAATGGCACATGGTTTCAACAGCATTACCTATTTGAAAGTGACGGTGTAATTATGTATCAAAAACAACTAAACGTACGAAACATTGAGCAAAAAATAATTTTCTTAGGAGAATTAGCTGGTCAAATCTCAGACGGTAATTGGGAGAATTCGCGCCCTTATAATCACTATCAAGACTGGTGTCTAAAGTATGACGAAGTTGTTGTAAATCCAAGTAAAGTTGGACGCACCCACTATGTTGCCAAAGATAATTACAACTTCACAACGCCTGATATTTGGGGTATTCCAGAAATTGTCGAGCGGGTGCTGTATTTAGTAGATGCCTGCAGAGCATACCCAGCACGAACAGAAGAATTTGTGCGCAATCACTGGGATATCGAAAATCTTGTAAAGCTTGAGCGTGCTTACAGATTATATACTAAGAAACAATTGATGCAAGATCTTCGTGATCTAAAAACAATCGTAAGAACACGAATTCATCGGTGGTAGTTCGTTTCACTCCTTACAAAGGGGACATCTGGTCGAGATGCCGGATGTCCCCAACATTTCAAAAGGACATATAATGAAAATAAATAAGAATGATAAACAATTACGTTGGATCGAATGCATTGCATGCAAAGGTTATGGATATGTAAAAGATCCCAACCGTGGATTTGTAGACTGCAAAAAATGTGGCGGAAAAGGCGAAATAAAGAGTAAAAATAGTGATTAATGTCATAGACATTCTGTGACATTTGGTATTAGTACCTGCACCCAATTTCCTGGTATAGTAGAATTATCAAACTAAACATAAGGAGATTGAAATGAAAACAAAAACTAATTCAACTTTTCAAAAAGGATCAGGCGTTTATAAATGTAATTGCTGCGGCAAACGAACACGCGAAACAGGCGAAGGTGAATCATATGTAGGTCTTTGTAGACATTGCTGGGATGAAGCTGGATGGGAAAATTTCATCGATGATGGTGGCGATGTAAACGAAGTACCAGAAGAATTTAGCTACTTACTGACTGCATAACTAATCTAAGCGCCCCGCTGGTGGCCTTGTAACCAGCAAAGGATGCACAAATGAAAATAGAAATACGAATAAACCAACCGGCAATTATGACTGATCCATTAATAACACTAACGCTACTAGGAATAAAATTTGGTGTCACTGATCATTCAGCCCTCGTTGCCGCACTTTGTCCGCATGTTTTATATAACTCTGATGAAGACAGATATGCGACTGACGCAGAAATTTTATCACATGTGCATAGTCTGCCTCCACAAGAAGTTGTTGATCTTATAAACAAAATATTCGCAGATTTAGAAGCATCAATGAAATCTAAAACAGCCCAAGAAGTTTCATAACCAGCTCAGCGACAATTACTCCAACAATCAGCCAGACGACTCTAGTAGCCGCCTGGCTTGTTTTTGTCGCGTGCTGCACCATATCTAAAAGTGACTCATTTTTCGGACCTTTGGTTACATCACCAATTAATAAAAGTTTCACTTCATTTACATCCTTTGTAAGACGTTGAAGTGCTTCACTTTGTGATTTACTTTCTTTTGAATGAGCGTCTAATTTTGCCACGATGCTATTTGTTGGGTCTCCATTTCCTAAAATAACTTTCTGCAAAGACTTTATTTCGCACGCCAATTCTTCATCTTGCCGTTTTCTAGACACAACCATTCCATAACCCAGGTCTGCCATCATGTGGACAGCCTTCACTAAATCATTTTCTGTCTTTATCTGTTCCCACAATAAGCGATCGCTAGCTCTGTCCAACAGATCACTGTCCATCCGGAAATTGCCTTGGAGGAATGAATTGAGCGGTGCTGGCTTGTTTTACTGAGATAGGTTTAGGCGATAATTTGAAAACTCCTTGATTAGACATTACAGCCAAAATTAGATAATATATAAAATCGACAGCTGTCTGTTGCGCACAAACAAAATTATGCATAGTGACAACTTTTATACAGCCTAGCACGAATACTACTATTGTAGTCAATACCATCAGCACAAGCATGGAGAGTTTCTTAAAGTCCTCGCTTTTGGCCGCAAACCACGTATTCAACTTGGGTGAATACGTAAATACAATGGATAAAAATCCGCCGGCAATTATTACAATTAATTCAGGTGAAAACTCAAAACTTGGCATAACAATTCTCCTTTTCTAATGCAGCTCTGGATGAGACTGCCATAATTTATCCACTTTCTCTTCCAATGTATATTCTGGAATAACCACTGGAGGATCTGGTTGAACATCAAATTTATACGTCTTTATAAAATCATACAGCTTTGGCAAATCACGCATCGCTTGATACAGCACCCAGAAATTTACACCGTTCATGCCCATTTCCTTTGCTTGCTCAAACATTCCTTTGATTTGCCAGATTGTCGGTTCCCATCCGCCAACTTTATAAGCGGGTGCTGTTGGTAAGTACGGAAGTTTTGGTGATAACTGCGCAAATTGATTATACGATGCAATCAATTGTAATTTGCCTGCATCTACAGACGTTGATTGTTCCCAATACACTTGCGGCATATCGAAATCGCACTGTTCGCGGAATTCACGCCATGGAAATTCTGGATGATACTTAGGAAACCGATAAGATGAAAGTCCAATTGGAACATCTGGAAGATAATAACGAAGCTTTTTCATAATGGCCATTGCTTCATTTGGCCGGTTTTTCATCGGACCTTCACCATCAAGAACGTACCCTTCCAATTCCGGGTGCTTGTCAAATGCTTCGATGACTCTGTCAGCACCTTGTGACCAAGTGGTCGCATATGTTGCACCCCAACCCCAGCATTCAATTCCAACAGATCGAAGTGCATAAATATATGGTGTAAGATTACGTCCACCAGGCACCTTTTCTTCTGACAAATAACCATCATGGATATGTAATAACACATGTCCTAAGCCGGCATCTTTTGCTTCAGCAGCAAGTGCGAATGGGTCGCCATTCAATGTTTGTGACAGCGCCCATATAAACCAGCCTTTGCCTTTCGGTAATTTAGATCTTGTCATAGTCACCTCTCATTAATTATATCAGGTTATTCATGGGATTATAACGCCATAAAACGTCATTGTAGCTGAAATTGGGTTGTCAAATATATTTTGTACGCCTGCCAATATTAGATTTGTGTCTGATACTTGTACTTGCAGTTTTATTTGTTCATTTGCTACGACGTCAATTGACCCGTGATACGGCATCGTGTCGTGTTCATCAGCACCGCGGCCTTTTTCTGTGAGTACTTGTAGACATCGCTTTTCTTCCCATGTTGATCCACTGTCTCGACTTGTGACAACTCGTAAAGCAATAAGCGGAGTATCATTTGCATTTCCCAACCATGTAGGATGAATACAACCTAAAACTAAGAATAATCCAACTGCGTTGCTTACAATAATTGATTTGTCTTCAGTAATCAGATCTTCATCAAAAAATGAGAAGTCATCAGTAGATTCGCTGCTAACTTTTTCTTCAAATACAACATCATGCCATTGATCAGCGGATAAAAATGTTTGGTCAGTAATACGATGAACTTTCAAAAATCCAACACTCGCAGTGCTGGCATCTAACAAAAGTTCAAGCTCGTTTGGATCAACTTCGGACTCAGCAATAGTTAGTAATGTCTGAAGATCCATAGACGCACCCGCTGATATGTATGCGTGCTGCTTTTCATTATTTGGAAGAACTATGCGATAATGCGCGGTGCCGGTATCAGGCGTCTCTAAGTTCACGTTAAAATAACCGAAAGAATCCAACGTAATTGAATGCGTTGTTCCAACCACTACACCGTTTGATTTTTCAAACGAGTCGAGCAGAATAAATTGGATTATTCCAGTACTCCATGCCGACCCGTCTGGTTTGTAAATATTTCCATAAATTGTTCTACTCATATTTTCTCTCCTTTACGCTTTCCTTTCTCATACGTCCTTGCAATCATCCGTGACCAAGTCCAGTTTACAAAAATGTTATTATTCCGTTTTCTTCCATAAGACCTCACTATGCAATTAAATAAGTTGCTATTCCAGCCGCTTACGTCAATTCCTAAGATCATTTTCTCTCCCTCTCTTCTTATACTCCCGCCGTTAAAAATGTAGCATTTAGAGCTATATAAGTTGTCCCAATTCCCCAACTTACGCCTCCAGGTCTTCTTATGTCAAGATTTCCGTTAGTTAATGCAAAACAGACACCTGGATACCAATCAGTCCCTGCACTATAAACCATAGCAGTCATGGATTGAGGATTTGAAGTATTCATTGTCACTGGTATGTTTACAAAAATTCCCCGGGATGCTGTGCCGCCAGTCGTTACTTGTAAAAGAAAAGCAATGGTGATTTCGTCCCCTTGCGTCTTGTATTTACAAAATGAATTTGATTTAAGTGAGACCGTCATACTTTGATAACCGCTAACACTAGGTGTATAGTTACTCCAGGTTGGACTTGTTATTAATGTAGTTCCAGATAAACTTAATCCTGTACTTACCGTCAACCACTTCAAAGCCCCTGCACTATCATCCCAAAACAGAATACGATCTGCATTAGGGTCTGTAAGATTGTTCAATCCTAATAAAGAAGCAAAAATTCTATTTGCAATTGTACTGATTTTTGAACGCTTTTTAGCGTTACTAGCAGCCGAATCTTCGATCAGAACAAGGTCGTTATCCGCTAGGGATGTTTTCTCGGTTATTGCTGCGATTTCTCCAGCGACGTTGTCGTGTATCGCGTTCGGGTCGGTCGCCTCATGATTTCGTATGCTTGAAAGTTTGACTCTTCTTTTGGCGTTACTTGCAGCTGAGTCTTCAATCAAAAATAAATCATTATTGGCTGGGATTACTTTTTCTGTTATTGCTGCAATTTCCCCGCTTACATTATCATGAATAGCGTTTTCGTCTGTACCGCCACCCAAAGGCAAAGGTCGCCTTCGTAATTCCATGACCTCGCTTTTCAAATCTTGTATTTCTTTTGATAATTTCTTTAATAATTCACTATCCATCGAATAACTCCAATTCCACATCAAAGCGATATTCGCCATTCTGTCTTAATTCCAACCCGACTGATTTTACTTTTTGGATAATACTCAAATTATTATAAGGATTGATAGCAGTAACAATATCACCTAAATAATAATCAACTCCGAATCTTGTACTTTCAGCCTGCAAAACATCAAATGAAAATGATTCTACTGCTTTAGTTTCTTCAAGTTTACGCACCCCGGCATCCTCTAACCCAGTTGTGTCTCCATATTCGACATCTGTTGCATCTGTAAAAAACTCAACGTCATTATACGTACTTAGTGATGAAGCAGTTTTGACAAAAATATCGCGAGCAGACTTTTCGCCTTGTCCTCCAACTATCGCAACGGTTTTCTCTGGAAATATGTCTTTAGTATACCTCGGATTTGCCATATTCGCACGTCCAAGTGAAAATATTATCGAGGTGCGACGATCTGTGCCTAATTGATTCTCATGCCATTTTACTTGAAATTCATTATCATCTATTCTACTGAGACTGAAATCTCCTCCGCCTATTTTGCAGATATTTTGCATTGCAGTCAAAAGTAATTCATGCGCACAGTAGAAATTCCGCGTAAGACCGCCAACACCGTCTGCTTCAACAGAAATTATGTTTGCAGGATATGATGTACCATCGCGGAATCGACCATT